TTTTTTTTGACACACCAAGATGTGCTCCAATACGGCATCAGATATCACCTTTCTCGTGCCAAGCGATCACAAATTGCTCGAGACTCAGGGGTTTAGCCCCCTCGTCCGTGGTCATCCAGTTTACCGCTCACGCGACTCTGAATGTACGCTCTTCATGTCCTCGACAACAATAGAATGAAAAGAATTTTGTCAGTAAGCCCCCCACAGGCAACCGACAGGCACATATTTAGATGTTTTCGAATTTACTCGGTCTCGAAGAAAACACAAGAAAAAGACCGAGGCGCGCGCCACAAAAAGCCCCGCGAGGAACAAGATGTGAAACGCACATATGTAAAACCAGAATCAAAAAAATTTTCCGAAGGCCGAAGCCTCAACGGGAAAAAAAGAACTCAGGCGTTATGTATGTATCACTCCCAACCACAATAGAGAGAGAGCAGAGCATAATCGGACTTGAAGGATTGGACAATGACTTGCCATTCCCTGTTGTCTCTAAGATGCAATGTCTCATCCCGAATGTGGACGAAAATTTTTGTGAGTAGATCATTACACTGCGTGCAAGGAAAGTAACTATTACGCAATCCAACCACGCGATCGAGCGTGGAAACGGGTGAAAGCGTGGGCGAACCCATCAATAGCAACGACGCCTTCATCTTCTCGAACGAGCGAACGGGCAGAAAAGCACCGTGGCGCAAGACAGACACGGCTGTAAGAAAAGAGAGGTGTCGCGCAAATCGACCTGTAGTTACTGGGACCTTGAGATGTAGACCCATTTCCAGAAAAGTTTTAGCAACAGCGTGGCCGTTAAACCACTCCAAGCTAATTCCACCTGCCTTCCAGTTAGAGTCATCTCCGTACAAGACGAGTTTGACCATTTCCTTAAAGCAAGAGTAAAATCTGTACTGTGGGGGCGCGTTGCGGCACCAAACATAGAAGAACGCGCGGCAATAATTAACGGTGTTGTCTATAATAGTGTTAGACTGACCCGATTTGTTACCAGTGAGCAGAGCCCAAATGTAACCACGGGGGTCAACTACTAAAGCAGCCAACATTATATTATATAGTATGGTGAGACGAGAGTGAGCTGAGCGGGAGGCAGGCATAGCAGCCGCGCGCAAACGCGTGACTCCTTCAAAGAAAGAGGCGCGCGTGGTGCGGTCTTGCGAGCCAAGGTCACCCTCAAAGCAATTCTCGTCGTCTCCGAGTGATCGCACCAGCCTGTCGCGCCCTCCCCTAAATTCACTGAAGCCAACAGCCGAGGCGTGAACGCCAGCCGTAGCACAGAGCTTCTCGTTGAAATCAACACAGAGTGCTGACAACGACAAGCTGAACTCAATGGGAGCACCACAAAGTGTGCGGACAATGCCATTATCAACCTTTTCTGCTGAAAGGATCTCATCTTTTGGAAAGAGGTTCCAGAAACATCGAGAACTAATGGAAAGCTTTTCAGACCACTCAACCAGATATTGCCAATGGGGACCATCGACATCATCTAGGAATGACTTGTTTGGGAACTTGGTGTTCCAAGGAAAACCAGGGCTGGTCTTCTTGTCACATAGTTCAAAAGCCTCACGCAAAGAAATTTCCTCAGACCCAAGAGTATGGGGAAGAAATTCGTTCTCTAAAAAGTTGTAAGACAATTGCCAACACTCCGCGTCGAGCGAAGAAGGCATGTCAGGGTTGCGAGAATATAATGTAAAGTCCGCGAACAACCTCTCGTAGGTCGGACAGGCCCGTTTGAAGCCAATGGGCGGAGGGATATTAAATTGTTGGAATAAAGCACCAATCGTGGGGTCGTCAACGCGTTTACCGGCACAGGGATCACGCCTGCCAGTGCGCCCCAAACAATAGAAAGGCCAGTCCCTCTCAGGAGACTGCGGAAGCCAAACAGGGTTGAAGCACACTGGTATGGTGTAACTAGCACAGTGTTGCACTAAGGACCCACGCAGGATAGAGTGGAGCACATCGTGATAGGTCTGCATGAATGGCGAAACCTGTGTAAAACAGGTGTCAAGCCACTCAAACGCAGCCCTATAACGAAAAGCTCCACTCACTCTGAGAGCGCAGCCAAGGTAGCCGCCTTCGCTTTCTTGCGATTGCGATGGCGCTTCCTCGGCATGGGCCTCAGGCCCAGGTCGTTTTTTGCATCCTCAGGAAGGTCTCCAGCGAATGAAGTGACGTGAATGGTTGTACTTCGCCTCTTGTCGAGGGGCCTAAAAGAGTGACCAGACTTCTTGGCCTCGGGCTCGAACGTTGTGACGAAGTTGCGAATTCCTCCAGCGCCCGGTCCAACCGGGTGCCAGAATGACGTCAATGGAGGAGGGCTGGAAATGCTCTCAACAACCATGTCGTCGTGGTCGAGCCGCACACTGCCAGCAACCCCTGCGCCTGTGGGCACAAAGGGAACGGCAGAAGCAGCGAGGCTGGTCTGGGCTTTCGGCAGCGGGGCCTCTAGGGCAACCACGTCAGTCTTAAGCTCGGCGACAGCTTCAAGCGCGCCAACACCAGCTTTCTTTGAAAGCGGTGAAGGCTCAAACTTGACCTTTCTGGAGGTAGGGGGGACAACGGCCGAAGTGGGAGCCGCGAGAGGAGGCACCCCGTCCCCACCTGTGGGGGGAACGGAAGGTGTCTTCTTCTTCGCGCGCTTGCGGGCTTTCTTCACCGGGGCCTCTGGGGCAACCTCAGTGGTGGAAAAGCTGGCAGCGCTAGCGGCTTCCTCTTTTGCTGGAGGGTCGGGGGTCGCGACAGAAAGCGCGACGACGTTGGAAGAATCCGGATCAAGAGGGGCCTCAACCGCGCCCTTAGAGGGGCTAGCGGGAGACTTTTTCTTTTTCTTCGCGCGCTTGCGAGTCTTCTTCACCGGGGCCTCTAGGGCAACCTCAGCAGAGGGAGAAATCGCAGCGCACACAAACTTTCCATTGTCCAAGTGATATTGCATGTTGTCAAGGAACAGAAAGCCTTCACGGATCTCAATATTCCTAGGTAGAAACCTGCGGCAATGGGCGCAGTCAAGGACACCCTTATCGATGGTCGAACACTCCGGACCATGCCTGTAGTTCTTGCTGGCGGCCAAAGAGTCAATCAAACACTGAGGAGTCTGGTCAAAGACCAGCTTAGCGCCGAGACGAGAGGCCATCAACTTGAGAGAATCAAGATCAGGCGTGTTGGTGCGAACGGTTCTAGGCAAGTCCTTCTTTATCTCGCCAATGAGTGTGGTGCTCATTCCAATGAAGGAATTCTGGAAGCTGCCCTTCTTGCCTCCACCAACGTGGAGGCCAACAATGGCACCATCCTTAGCAACAACCGCACCGCCACAATCACCACTCAAAGAATCACACGAGTAGATGTATCTCGACCCGCTGTGCGAGGAGGAAACAACACCATGTGAAATCTTGGGCGCATTTGACTTTTCGTTGCAGGCGAGCAAATAGACAGACTCACCAATGACGGGAGGACGGGCGTTGACTCTCGAGATCTTTATGTTCGCAGGCTTGCGGAAAATGGCGAGATCGGAGTCGCTCAGAGATAAACACTCAAAGACGACCGTGCCAATTTCACCCAAAGCCCCGAAAACTGTGATGTCCGCCCACTGGCCTTTAAAGCCATGAGCTGTGGAGACGAGCCAATTGCCAAAGAAAAAGCCGTTGTTCACAAAGCTACCGTTTTGGTACAACTTCACAACGTTAGTCGTAAAGGCCAAGGAGACTTGTCCGGAACTATGGACAGTTTCGTTAGAAATGCTAGACATGATTTCCGTGGGTATGCCAGGAGTGAAGGGTGGCGAGGGTACAGCGTGATACGGCAGCAAGCTGACGGTTTGAAGCTTGACGCTCTCACCATCCTGCTGGCCTTGATAGTAAAGCATTGTACCAGTGTGTGGATCTCTGTATCTCGCTTTCGTGTCCATTCCTTGGTGACTGGCTAAGACGTACCAAGAATCACGATGAGGATCGAAGATCTCGATATCGCGCCGTTCAAAGGCTTTGCCAGTGGCATCGTAGAAAGTATACTTGCGGCGTCGACCCTCCGTTATATCAGTGATCTCATTTCCCTTGCCACTAAGGCGAAACAGAAAGAGAAACAAGAAGAAAAGAAAAACAGAGAGGACTGCTGCTGGGAGCATAGCGATAGGTGTATAGAACCTAGGCTGCGCTCGACCGGCGAACGCTCTACGTATGCCGTTCCACCGACCAGGTGGCTGTCCTCCCATGTACTCTGGCAACCGAAACCCGAAAGGGTTCTGCAGGCCTCCCACGGGGTGGGGCGTGTACATTTGAGGCATCTGAAAGACAGAAGTGGCGTAACCCTCGAAAGGGCGCAATAGCTTGCCAAGCTTATCGACAGCTATGGAGGCATTGTCAAGGCCGGCCGCGTCATCTGCAACGGGTAGGAACAGGTGATACATGCCGAACACGCCAATAAACCACTGACTGACAAGTATAAACCAGGAAAGCGCCCAGTGCGAAGCCTTCAAGAGGTCTGAAACTCTCGGATCGCTCTGGAAACTCTCGACCGATTGGTCCCTGAAGAACCTGGCCTTAAGAATTTTTGCTATGCGCAAAGCGATGACCATCGCCATGCTGATAAACATAACCGTGGTGAACGGCTTAATGTAGTCAGCAACGGCTGCAGTCAAATTGTTGCGACCAATGCAATTCTCAATCAAGCAGACAATCCGCTCACCCATGGGGGGAGTAGGTTGCCCGCGACTCTTGTACCAGGAGTAAAGGGTGACGAGGGTAATGGCGGCAAGCATGCAAACACTCAGCCTCGACCTGTCTGTGTAGACGAG